GTTTCCGTGTGCGCTCAAAAAAGGTAGGGGTCATACGATCGCGCTTACCACTGTTGCATTTGATACAAGCTGCAACCATATTAGTCGCTTCATCTGTACCGCCTTTGCTAATTGGTACTAGATGATCCACAGTATTCGCTTCTTGTGAACAGTAATGGCAAGTGAAGTAATCGCGTTGCAACACTTCCATTCGCACTCGCTTATAGTATGCAGAGTTGTACCGCTTGTGACTCAATGCCAGCCCTTACTCTCGAAGTGATGCAAGGCTTTACAACTGTCATCGTATCTATGGCGTATGTATTTGATAGAAGCTTTGATTTGTGCCTGTGGGCTTAGGTCTCTGTACCAAGTGGAACGCATTTGGCCGAGCCCATAGTGAGAGCCATTCCTAGCCTTTGGATTCCATCTGGATTCATTATAAATAAGCCAGTTAAAGCATTGAAACTCTCGCCAAGTAAGAAGGTTATAAGCATAGAGCTTCAAATTCATATCTGCTTTAGATGAATCAATTGGGATCAGCATTAACGCCGACAGCATCAGCGATAGGCAAAGGGCGCCCCTTACGCTGCGGCTACGGGCTGCCTTCGGGCCCCGCCTTAGACGGAGTGTAACCGCCTTGTCAAGTAACTTACGCATCAACTTTCCTATCATCTCACTATTTGGACAAGTTTTTATAGTATTTACTCCAGTTCCAACACCTTTCTCACATCAATCTCTTGACTTCCATTTAATCCAATTATGGCTTCTCTTAGCTTCTCACGTCCATCTCCGTGAAACTTCGTCATTAAGAATGGCTCTGACTGGCTACCTTCCAACCAATCTATTGGCTCACCATTGGGATCAATAACTAACTCATCAACATAATTGAATTTATCCAATATCGCATCAACTGACGACTCTCTTACCGATTCAACTATTTCACTAGGTACATTGGATTTCACCCAATCAATAAACTTCTTATCTGACTTAACGACCCACTTGAACTTCGGCTTACTGGTCGTTATATAGGCAACCACCTCATCGCCTAGTTCAGCCTTTACTCGATCAGCGCCAAGTTGATTCATCTCAGCTTGTAACTCAGCCCTCAGTTCATCTTTCAGGCGCTTTGCTTGGTCTGCCAATAGGCTAATCGCCGCTAGTTTCAGACTCAGATCCTTGATTGCCATCTTGCTCCCTTTTCTTTGCTCTGTTTAACCGGACTTCTAATGATGCTAAATTTACCCCCATATCTCGGGCGATAAACTCTTTGTCAAAGCCCCACTCAAGTAGCTGTTTAATGTATTTAAGTGAATGAGGCTTAGCCATTACTTCTTACCAGCCCAACCATCGCCTTTGAAATGTGTCGGTGTTGGCGTCCATACTCGCCACATCACAACGCCGCACTTGTCGCAGGTGACTTCTTTGGGCATATTGAATCCAAGTGCAACGTCTTTAATGGCTTCGCATTTATCGCACTTGAACTCATATATCGGCATCAATGAACCTCTCTAAGGTGGAATTGCCGTTCCAATAGCGCTCTTTTATACGCTCTTGTCCATCGGCTATTTTACAGATTCGGCATTTAGCTGCTTTCATCTTGTAATTGCCGCATTGGTCGCAGCGCGTTATCTCATCTTCCCGACTAATCACCCTGTCAATTGGATCAAATAAGCGCTGTTCAAAGCAATTCTGACACTCCATCAACCAGACCCAAGCATCAGGCTCAATCTCTGACTCATACTTGGTTATGTAGTGATGCGGCGTCACCTTTTTGCAAGGCCCACACTTAAACGGGTGCATTTCATTAATCACTTCTGAAACGTCCACTTACCATCTGATCCGATTTTCATCCATTTAGCCGGACACTGACGAGACTTATCGCGCTCGGTGCAGACCCAGCCTCGATATTCTTTACCCTCTTTGCTGCCTTGTTTGAGGATCATCGGGCCGTGATTGCAGATTGGAATCTCATCAATTACTTCGGCTCCGAGTTCTTCCGCAATAGCGCTGACATCCCAGACAATCGGCTCAGGGTCGTTTGGTCTTTGCTCTTTGACGAATTCAGCAAGAGCTGGCTTTGTTGTTTGAATTGGCTTCTTAGGCGTTTGGTTAGGTTTAGCAAAGTACCCAGCGAGGTTAAGTGCGCGTCCCAGACTTCCAGTTTCCGCCAATTCGAGGGCGTATTGTTTCTGCTTTGATTCCGACGATAGACCAGTTGTCCAAGCCGCAGCGTCAGCTTCAGTCCGGTATAACTCAGTCTTAACAATATAGACATCGCAGTTAGGAGTAAGCGATTCTTCCAATACGTGCGTTTTGATCCGATAATCCGGATAGGCATTTATGAACTCCTTTAAGCGATCCTGCACACTTACATAATCATCAAGATAATTTGACATCTAATTGCTCCCTACCTGCGAAATCATCTATCGCAGCTTCTAGTTGTTCTTTCAAAGACCAGAACGTTCCGTCTGGCCAGTTCTGTGCCTCATTGGCACAAGGTTGGCAGTAAAAGCGCACCTGCATCCGCCTAGTTGGCGTTTCAGATTGCACCTTCCATATCGCTGGCACTTGGGCTTTGTGATGCCAAGTTCCATCTTTCATTTGTCCCCAGCGCATTTTGCAATAGTCGCACCACTGGTGTTGATTATGATTGCGAGTCAAGCTCAACGTCGTCCCAATCTTCTGGTGAACTAAATCGGCAGAAAGATAAGATAGTGGAATATCCAATGAGATCGAGATACGAATCTTCGCGCTCTGGACTCTCCACCATTCTTGATAGTTTTGTTGCGATAAAGACAAGCGCCACGTCAGATGGGTCTCTGAGCTGAACACCGAGTTGTCTCGCGATTTTGTAAATGCGTAAAAGATTGTGCCTCGGGTCGCCATATTCAAGCCCCCTGTCATCGAGGGTGTTACCAGCGTCCGAGAGCCAGTCACTTAACGATCTCTCTGACATTTATGCTCGCCCGACCTCTCTTGTATCCCTCGTTAAAAGCTTTGGCTTTGATGCTGACATACACTCGATAACCAAGCCATAGCGTTGAGCAATAAATTGCGAAGAAAACGCCCTCATTGAACATCGGCGTTCACCCCATAACGATCAAGCCAATAAGCTGAGATTTCGTCTCTGCTCAATCGCCCTCTTACTGATTTTCTACCTAGCGATTCAATTGCGTAGCGTCTGATTATTTGGCCTTTGACGTAATTCTTACCATCAGACCAAGCGCCAGAAGTAGAATCAAATCGAATTACTACTGGATTATTTATCACTTACTCTCCCGTTCTGTAATCCTTAAATGGATTTACGGGATAAATGTATTTAATTAAATGGATTTACACAAGTAAGAGTTCGGAGTGTCGCAAGTCCAAGAATCCACAGAGTTTCTCAACCTTCTCGCCATTGGGGTAATCCGTCTTGGCTGGAAGGGCCTTTAATTGCCACTCAGGCTCGTTTATAGCCCCTAAATCGAACTGATAGACCCCTTGTGGGGTGGAGTTGATATAGAGGGTTCTGGCGCCCGTTCTAGCCCTTATTTCAGCCAGATAATCCCACTTCTTCTTCTCAATCAAGAGGGTAGAGTAATGCGTGCGTCGGCACTTCATCTCGATATAAGCATCGTTGGTAATGCCGTCGTGCCGGTCGGTCGGTGAGACTGGCGTTAAGTCCGGATAAACCGACTTTAGCGCCTCGAATAGTTCGACCTCGCGAAGGTAAATTAGTCGTCCTCTTCCCAATCATCGAGCGGATTCTTTATCGGGTCGCTCGGATCAACAATCCAATCGGGATAAGAGCTTCTATCCATAGCAAAGGCGAGAGCTGTGCCTTCGTCCATTCCGGCTTTACGGCAAGCGTCATACACTTCTTTGGCAGCAATAGCCCAAAAATCCAGTTTTGTAAGGATTGGCTCCTTCGTCGTTTTGCGACGTTTTGCCACCTTCTTCGCTGGTTTCTTAGCGCGCTTTCTTGTTGCCACTTCTAGCCACCTTTGCTGAGAGGGCCAATTCTAACTGAGACTCCATCTTGTCCAGGCGCGACACAATGGGCAGATTCTCAAGTTTTATTATGTAACGAAGGCCAGCAATCAATAAGGCGATTGATCCGAGAACCGAAGCTACGAATCCAGCGATTGTATTTGCGTCCATTACCGGATTTTGCCGTATCGCTCGTAATTGGGGTTTAGCCAGTTAATCACGGAAGGCAACACACTCACAAGTGCTGCATTGAGAATGTAATCGGGTTGAAGTCCGACTGAGAGGTATGTGGATAGAGCCGTCGCGAGGAATGTTTTCGCCCACGTTTCCGCCATCTTTTTCAATTCTGCCATTTTGTTTATCTCCTTCAAGGTCAAACCAGCTGCCGTCTTTGTCTCCCAAAGTTGTAAAGCTGACGTGAAAGTGATGCCGGTGCGGATTGACTCCGCGATATTTACGCCACTTCCAATTCAAAATCGGTGATGAAATACGTCCGTCAAAAATTAGATACTTAATGCGCTTATCCCCTCGCTTGGCGCACTTGCGGATTTTCTCTACTAGCGCGTGAGCTTCTTCCGGATGAGTTCCCAAGTCGCTTGTGATATCGAGCGCGCGAACGATTCCGTTTTCATCAGGGTTGTGATCCGACTTGCGAGCCGAATGTCTGGTATCCCCAATCCATCCGTCGCTTTTCCGCGATCTCTCCATATAAAGGTCATCTATCTGCTCCCTTAATTGCTGACCCGCTTTGCAAAGTTTAGGCATTAAGTCCAAGTAATGCTTTCAATTCGTCCACAGATAAACCAGCAGCAGCTAATTTATCGGCAGCGGTTGGCTCAGGAACCAGAGTCGTGCCATTGTGCGCTGCAATTACCGCAGCAGCTTTCGTGGCATCTGCCTCAGCAATATCAAGATAAATATTTTCATCGTCGCATTTGATTCCAGCAGGAAAATCTGCGATTGTTACGCCAGCAGCGCGCAATTCTTTTCGAAGTTCTGCACCGTTTAAATTGTTAGGTAAGTTGAAAGTTTGCATCATTCTCCTAAGATAGTCGGTACATTCCGAAACGCGAGCTATTCTCGTTCCCACCGTTTAAATTTATCGTTCCGCCCGAATATTGAGCGCAAAGCAATTCAACATAGTCACCAGCGGAAAGATTACGAACCGCGAAACTTAACACTTCTTGTCTTTGAGCAGCATTAGCTGGATTCAAAACCGCATAAGTGCCGAACTCAGTAGTTCTATTAACGATAAAGCTATTCATACGATTACCGCCGCCTGTGCTTGTATCGTAACTGCCTAGAGCATAAATGAACCAATAACCACCATTGCCCGTTGGGACTGTCAATCTACCGTTATTAGTCGAATTATTGTGAATTGCATCCGTGTCATAAACTTCAGCATCGAAAGAAATATAAGTTTGATTGGCATTGCTAAGACTTTGGCTGCCAGTTTTGTAAGTCAAACATCCAACGTGAGTCGGAAATCCGCCACCAGCACTAGCCCATTTAACTTTATATGGACTAACTGTCGTGTCAGCTGTTAAAACCTGTCCAGTAGTGCCAATTGGTAAATTATCAAAAGTTCCCGATCCAGTACCAATGATTATGTCTCCAGCCGCGGTTATTTCCGTCGCCATCGAATTGGTGATTGTGACTGTTCCAGAAGTTCCGCCACCGCTGATACCAGTCCCAGCGGTAACTCCAGTTATATCTCCCTGATCGTTATTAATCCAAGTGTAATCAAGGTCTGTATTAGAAGCCTTTGAAAGAATTTGTCCGGTTGTGCCGCCTTTGAGATCAACGAAGGAAGTATCTATTGAGTTGCCCAAAGTGCGCATTGCCAAAGCGCCATCTTTGACGAGATCTGTGTCGTCAGGGGTTTCCCACCCGAAGTTGGTCGTTGTTGCCATTAGCTGATTACTCCTATCGCGTCTTGCCATTCTAGCGTATTAAGTATCGTATTCCACGTTTCTGCCGCGTTCACTTGATCCCAATTCTGGGCTACTGCGCTGAACTCAGTCGGTGA